AGAGAGGAGCGGACCTCGAAACTCGGCACTAGTTAGCCCCTATAAACTGCCTCCTGTACAATCCCAACACTCTTGTATCGACTCTAGTTAGCCCTTACTACCCCTAAAAAATGCCTGGACCTAACCAAAAAATCGGGGTACCCTACCCAAAACACTTGCTCGAACGAGAGAGAGTTAGGCGTGGTTTATGACCCTTACACTGGTACTTTCGGCGATGTTGACGGTGATAGTTCTCTGTTTGCTCTACCTACTGATGAAGACCCATTCAGCATCCCAACAGATGATGTTGAAGATGAGCGATTCGATGAGCCGTCAGAATGGAGCAAGCCAGCAGGCGATATCCCAAGTGGCACAGTCGGCAGTATCAGTTATGACCGAGGCGACAACGAGATTGTCGGCAGACCAACTCAACTGGACCGAGACTATGGTGTTAGGTCGCCGAGAGAGTCAGCAGCAGATAGACGAGCAGCAGAGGAACTTAGAGAAAGAGCCAGAACCGATACCGGGAATCGAAACGTTAGAAGGGCTGCCGGACAACATGAGGGAAGCCCTCCAACGGGAGGAAGCGGAGACAGCCCGATTGCAGGCTCTATCGCAGATGCCGCAACAAGACTTAGGGCCAATATCCACCCAACCGGAGAGGAACGGGCATATAACCCCGAGACAGGTACTCTCGGATTGGATAGAAGAGTAGAGAACGTAGTTAAGGCAATCGGTGCTGGCAAGGGCGCAAACAATGCCATACCAAAGGAGTTCACACAGACAGTCGTTCACGAAGTGCCGACCTTTGATGGTGTGGACTTCGAGTGTGAAATCTACGCCGTGAAGATGAACTCATCCGGCGATTGGCTGGTAACAGTAAAAGTCCCGTTCCGATATCGTTCCACAGTTACCGACCTTAGCGGTGCTGCCGGGATGAACCTCAAGACGAGGATGGAACTAGATGGGTACATCGCCTAGATGTCGGACATGCTGGAACCTCGAACAGTACTGCACATGCCCGGACCGAACACTACGCCTAGTGGCCAACAACAAAGTGTTCGATTGCCTCTGCTGCAATACTCCAATGGCCGAAGAGTGGGTACCCTTGGTCGGTTGGGTGTGTGCGATGTGCATGGATCATTTCCAGGGCCACCCATCCGAAATAGCGGCGATACATGCACGCTTGCGAATGGTCGTCGTTACCGATGACCTACGCCGACCTGTGGACCCTGGACTCTGACTCGCCCGACTGGCTGCCGACCATCATCACCCGTCTGCTCGAAGTCGGTGTGCCACCCACTGCCGTCGCCAACGCCTTTTACATTGAAGTCGAAGCGGTAAAAGAGCTACAGATGGACCTTCGCATAGAACGTTACGGCACCGCCGAACTTGCAGAGGCTATGCACGCTCTGATGTGGAAGGCATACGAGGACACCCTCGTCCTCATCTCGCAAGCTCCACCGGCCCGCCGACTCCAACTCAACATGACCCTGTTGGCAAAAGCCCAGTCCCTAGTAGGTAATCAAGCACCCGACTCCATTGGTCGGCTACAGTCCGAGCTTGATGGCATAATGGCCGAGACTCGCCGTACCGACGCCGCCGAACCAACCTCTTCTATTTATGAAACTGGCTCCGCTGATGCACCGCCTGACGATCCAGAAAAAGGATCTACAGGTGGAGCGCCTAGACCTGAATGAACCTTTTGCGTGGGCGCAGAAACAACTCATTGATGAGATAGAGCGGCAGTACAACCTCGGCCTCCCGGTACGCATCATCGTGCTCAAGGGTCGCCAGTTGGGTATCTCCACTGCCTCCGAAGGCGTCCTCTTCAACTGGACTTTCATCCACCCCGGCACGAAGTCACTCGTCATCGCCCACGAAACCAAGGCGGCACAACACCTCTTCGACATGACGAAGCTCATGTGGGAAGAGTGGCCGATGAAAGACCTTTTCCATGAAAAGCACAATACGCAGAAGACACTCTCATGGCAGGAAACCCGAAGCTCTATGTCCGTTGCTACTGCTCGAAACACTGGCTCAGGTCGGTCCTTCACTTACCATGCAGTCCACTGTTCAGAGTGCGCCTTCTGGGAAGACCCCGAAACTCTCATGGTGGGACTCAACGAGTCCATCCCCGACAAGCACGGTACTATCGTTGTTATTGAATCGACGGCTAACGGAGTGGGAGGATGGTTTCACGAAGAGTGGATGAGAGCCAAACATGGCGAGTCACAGTACGTCCCACTGTTCTTTCCGTGGTTCAATCACGAAGAGTATTGCTTCCCCGAGACAACCCTAACAACCCGAGACTATACATCAGTAGAGCGTGAGCTAGCCAAACGCTATTCGCTCAACCCCGGCCAAATAGCGTGGCGTCGATACAAGATCAAGAACGGCGACGAAAACAAGTTCAAGCAAGAGTACCCATGCTCGCCCGAGGAAGCCTTCCTCACCACCGGTACCAACGTCTTCCCTCTAGAGAAGCTAGACGACTGCTACGTTCCCGAACGTGGAGTCACCGGTACTCTCGTCAACAACAACGGCAGGATAGAGTTCATCAAGGATGCCACCGGACCCCTTACTCTCTTCTCTTACCCTGGCACTAGCTTCAAGTCCAAGTACGTTGTCGCTGGCGACCCTTCTCGCACAGTGTACGGAGATGGGGCTTGCATTCAAGTCATCAACCGCTACACCTACGAGCAAGTGGCAGTGTGGCACGGGCATGTTGATCCTGTCATCTTCGCTCATAAGCTCATGGAGCTTGCCTTCTACTTCAACGAAGCACTACTAAACGTTGAGATAGAAGGACCGGGTTACGCCGCCATTGGCGTCATCCAAGACCACTCGTATCCTAACGTTTGGCAGCATCGTTGGCCCGACAAAGCACCGGGCAAACTCTCCACCTCATTCGGCTGGCAAACCAACTACCAACGCAAGCATTGGGCTATGGCGCAAGTCATCTGGCTACTTGGTCAAAAAGGCTTGACAATCCATGACGAACGCACCTATGACCAAATGCAGAACTACGTCAACCTCCCGAACGGGGAGCTTGGCCCGGCCAGCTACAAGATGTACGATGACGCCGTGATGGCATACGCAATCGCCATTGTCACCACAGTCACCGAGGGGCCGCTCGTCTACGAACTGGCAAAAGAGTTCGACAACACCAACGACCTATTCAACAAGCCACCTTGGGAGGCAATGGGTTAGGGGTTGCACCCCTAAGAACCCCGCAACGTGCTATGCCACAATACTCATTCCGTTGCATCGCCTGTGGCAACTCATTCACAGTAACCTCACGGGAACATATCCCGCCCTGCCCAACGTGCGGTGCCAGTTCTCCAAAGCGCAACTGGTCGTTCAACACTGGCCGCTCATTCCCCGAACACTTCAACCACTCTGTAGGGGAGTACGTCAACTCCAAACGAGAGTTCTACGACGGACTCAAGCGCCAGTCCGAAATCGCCTCCATCCGCACGGGAGTCACCCACGACTTCCAGCCCATCGACCCATCCGACATGCGTGACGCCTCTGCCCACGGGGTTACCGAAGAAGGTCTAGACGCCACCCGTGCGGCTACCTTCATTAAGGATTAGCCACGCCCATGTCTCTTGTCCAGACATCGCCATACACCGACTACGACCCGATGGTGAACTTCGAGGATTGGGAACTGACCCAACGCCTCACGCAACTCTACACGCAGGCCAAGGAACACAAGAAGCAACTGCAAGCCACATGGCGGCGCAACTACCTTCTGACCACTAACCGCCAGTCTTCAATGGACTCTCGGCAGCCGTGGACTCCTAACGTTACCGACTCGGAAATCTTCCCGATCCTGTCGTCCCGCATAGCGTGGATGACGGATCAATCCATCACCCCCATCGCTGCACCCGCTACCACTGCCGGTGACAAGTTTGTCAACCACATGCAGAAGCTCGCTAGCGACCTCGAAGCGATCATCACCACCACCTCAACCCTCGAAGGGTGGGACAAGGAAATCCTCCTGGTCCTGTGGGATGCAGCACAGTTCGGTGCTGGCATCTTCAAGGCGTGCTGGGATGCTGGCCTTGACGAAGGACTCGGCAACATTGCACTCAAGCGAGTGGACGCTTGGAGCTTCTACCCCGACCCGAACGCTACTGGCACGGACGACGCACAGTACTTCTTCGAGGTCCGCAAGATGACGATGGACGAGATGGAGAGGCGGTGGCCCAATGCCGACTACGGAGCCATCATGGCAGCAGCCATGTATGGGGATCGTTCTGCTGACGGCTCAACTCGTCCGCAGTCCTCACTCGGCAACTCCTATCCGATGGCACAGCCCGGCAACCTTCCTGGTTCCACATCTACCGTTTGGGGACTACCCGGACAGGCTCCCCAAAACGCAGGCGACAATATCCTCACGGAAGGTGTAGATGTCTACGAGTGCTGGATCAAAGAGAACCAGGAAGAAGAACGAGAGCAAACCGACTGGTCGGCTGGCGACACTGGACCTGAGAGGGTTGTCTACGATTCATGGCGAGTTGTCGTATTTACTGGCAACGTTGTTCTGTTCGACGAGTATGCCATTGACCTATGGGAGAACAATCGTCATCCCTACTCTCGCTACGTCGATGAAGAGATGGGAGAGTTCTGGCCGACACCCATTGTCAGCCATCTCGCTCCCGCCCAAATCGCTATCAATCGAATCCTGTCTAGCGTCCAGGGAAACATCGAACTGGTCGGCAACCCAATCTTCATGGACGTTAAGAACAGTGGGTTGGAACGGACTCAGATAGTCAACCGTCCCGGCCTCCGACTGTCCATGAACTCGCAAACAGCCAACGGGCAAGGCACCAAGCCTATGTGGATGGAGCCGCCCAAACTCTCATCCGATGTCTGGCAGGGTCTGTCCTACTGGAAGCAAACGATGGAGAACATCAGTGGATTGTCAGGCGTCAGTAAGGGTCAGCAACCTAACGGAAGACAAGCGCAACAAACTGTGCAGTCAACTCAAGAAGCTGGCTTTGTCCGAATCCGGGGGTCGCTGCGTAACCTGGAAAGGACACTCACCGAGCAGTACAACCTACTCGCTCACCTTGCTATTCAGAACTACGACACTCCCCGAGTTATGGCGATTGTTGGAGAGGATGGAGCGAATAGTGCCATCCGATTTGCGGCTAGACATTTCTATACACCCTCGCCCTCCGGTGCGGAACCTATGAAGTTCTCCATGCAAGTCATGGCAGGTTCGGGCAACCCAACCTCACGCCAGGCTCGCATTGCCGAGGCCGATGCACTCCTTGCCATGCACGCTATCGACCGGCAGGCAGTCCTACAGACACACAACTTCCCTCACTGGCAGGACATCGAACAGCGCATGGAGGCCAAGGAGCAGGCGCAAGCTGCTGCTATGGCACAGGCCGCTGCTCAGAAGGGTTCTGGCGGCAACGCACAGCCAACCGGCCCTGGTACGGGCCATCCACACTAAGGGGGAGTTTAGACGGTGGACGATGACTGGATGGTAGAGAGCGCCTGTCGCATACTACGCATAGACCAACGACTGTTCTTTCAAGTAATAGGTCGCCATCAAGACATCACCTACACCGCTAAACGAGTGTGTGACTCTTGCCACGTCAAAGAGCAGTGTCTCGAATACGCACTCGAACACAACATCTCCGATGGCATATGGGGTGGCCTTACTAAGCAAGAACGCAAGCGTCTACGACGTGAACGCATAATGCTTGCCCGTACCGCCTGACCCCGGAAAACTCTCGGGCATGGCAGAGTACCTAGGCCCAGCGACCACGAACAAAGCGTGGGTCACCTCCACGGCTACCGGTGGCCACCGTGTGTCCGACCGGTTCGCCACTGGTGACGACGAGGGCAAGTTCGGGCACTCGCACGAACACCTCATCGACGGTGACCTCTCACGCTACACCGAGGACACCCCTGAGTCGGAGGTCTGCTGATGCCGTTCAAGTCCCTCGTCTACAAGACTGGCGGGCGTGCCGGTCGCAAGTCATCCACCCGCAAGTCAGCACGGAGGAAGTAATGAAGCGTGTCACGGTAGGTCGCACCAAGGGTTCCGGTTTCGGCTCGAAGAAGCGCATCGGGCGCACCGGCCACACCCGCAAGCTCCGCACCCACGGTAGCCGAGGCCACTGATCTTCTCTCTCACTCGTTCTAGCTCGAAAGGAGGTGGCACATATGGCCCGTCATAAGGGACGTCACGGTGGCCGGGGCAAGCGCAAGTAGCCCTACCACTCCACCTCGTTAAGCGAGGGGGATGCATCTATCCGACCGCTAGGTGCATCCCACTAGCTCAATAAGGACTCTGCCAATGTTTGAACACTCAGACCGTCAACTACTTAGGGAGATATTCGATATCATGGCTGATAACCTTTCTGCACTCGCAGACCTGACCGCCGCAGTAACGGCGAACACTACCGCCACGAATGCTGCTGTCGCCGCATTCGATGCTGGCACCACGGGTGGCGCTCCTGTCCCAGCCGACATCAGTGCCGAGCTTGCGGTGCAGACTGCTGCCATCGCCGCCAACACCGATGCTCTGGCTGCTGCTACCCCCAGCACCACCACTCCCGCTGGCACCTCGCCGACCATCCCGAGTCAGCCTGTCGCCCCCACCGACACCACCCCTCCCACCGGTGAGGTGCCGATCGACCCGGCCCCGGTTCCTTCTGCCCCCACCGAGGATGCCAACGGCAACCCCATCCCCGACCCCAACCCACCAGCGTAAGGAGCCATCATGGCCGACAGAGCAGCTTCCCACTACTCCGGTAAGTCCGGTAAGACCAACGTGCAGATGCAGGGTCAGACCAAGGGCGAGTACGGAGCCAACCCCGACATGAAGCGTCGCATGGGTTCGCCCACCGACCTCAAGCCTTGATCTAACCAGTGGCCACCTCCCAAAGCTCGAAGGCTCCTGCCTCGTTCGTTGACGGCATCAATGCCGCCATGCAGGACATCGCCTCTGCGATGTCGGCACCCGACGCCGACCTCCACTTTGGGTCCGAAGTCATCAAGCTCATGGGTACCTTCATCCAGAGCAAGCACGCTCCACAAGGGCAAGGTGGACATCAGCCAGCACCGGGCGGGGGTGGGCAGACTCCCCCCGGTGCAGGCGGCACGCCCCCAGGCATGTCAACGCCGGGTGGGCCAGCCGGGGGTGGGGCACAGAACCCACAGATGCCGTCCATGCAGCCGCCATCGGGACCAGCCCAACCGGGCAGCGGCCCTACCCCCGGCCTCTCTCCGAACCCTGACGAGATGCGTCGTGTGATGCAGGAAGTAGCAGGACAGTAACGTGCCCGATCCACTGCCCATTGATGAGCCGTTCGACCCGTTCGCCTCTGCACCCGCTGTTCCTTCGGGACGGGAGACAGAAGACGACATCGACTTCGACCAGTTCCTTACCTCACTCTCCGATGCCGGGTTCGCCTATCCGGGCAAGGCCGACGAGCCCATCGAACCCATCACCCCGGAAGGCAGCACCGATGAGCCACCTGCCGACCCGCCTGCCGACCCGCCCCCCACTGCCGACCAGGCACCCCCCGTTCCCACGGTCATGCTTGGTGACAAGGAAGTCCCTCTAGAGGAAGCTCGCCTTCTCTACGAACTTGGGAGGACTCTCCGTGACCAGGGGTACCAGCCGCCCGCCCCACCGGCACCCACCACCGGAGAACAGGCACCGCCGCAAGTCGATCAGACTCCGGTACCACCTGCCCCTGTAGCTCCTGTAGCCGAGACTCCCCCCGAGTGGCTAGACACCGAAGACCCGGTGCAGATGGGCATGTGGTCCGAAGTCCAAGCCTCCCGTGCCGAAGCCGCTGCTGCCCGTGCCTCTGTCGAACAGTTCAACCAGCAACAGCAGCAGTCGAAGGTCCAGCAGGAAATCCTCTCGGGCGTCGCACTGTTCAAAGAGCAGCACCCTAACGTTACTGAGGAAGAGGTCAACCTTCTCACCTCACTCGCTGCTCCTACTGTTGCTGCATTCGTGGCTACCTCACCCTCGCCAATCGAAGGCATCGCCAAAGCTATCCGCATGGCTGCCATTGACTTCGAGCCAACTCGGAATCGGGTACTAGGTCTAGAGCAAAAGACTAGACAGCAGAAATCCACCGAGCGAAAGTCTAAGCAAGGATCACTCAATCCCTCCGGTTCCGGGTCTGCCCCCCGCACCTCAGTACCTCGTTCAGCCCCTCGGACTGATCGTGCAGCAACCGAAGAGTTTGCGAAGGAACTCGCAAGCGCATTCGGCACCAACGGCAGGCTCAACTAGAACCGAAAGGTAGCAACCAATGGCCGTCACCCCTATCGGGACGAACACAGTCACCGCACTTTCCCGGCGACTCATCCTCCCCCGGATCACGGACAACGTTTACAACAGCAACGTCCTTTTCTACCGTTGGTACCACGCCAACAAGTTCGCCCAGCAGGGCGGGACGCAGATCGAAGCTCCCCTCATGTATAAGCCGATGGCTGCCGGTGGCTCGTACCAGGGATACCAGCTTCTCAACGTCAGCCCCACCGACAGCATCCAGAATGCTGCTTGGGCGTGGAAGCAGTACTTCTCTCCGGTGACCGTGGACGGCCTCACCCTTCTGCGTGCGGACTCGCCTCTCGCCATCGCCGACTTCATCGCCACTCAGTTGAAGCAGGCCGAGATGGACCTCTCCGACCAGTTGGGCACCGGCCTGTGGTCGGACGGCACCAACGCTAACGACATCGACGGTCTGCGTGAGGCTGTCGATAACGGTACCGTTGCCGCTACCTACGGTGGCATCACCCGTTCGACCAACGCCTTTTGGAATGCTCAGGAGGATACCTCCACCACCACCCTGACGCTCGCCGCCATCCAGAACCTGTTTGGTTCCTGCCAGCAGGGCGGGCGTGCGCCGACCATCATCCTGTCCACCCAGGCCAACTACAACCGGTACTGGAACCTCAACCTCTCGCCTCAGCAGTTCCCGGTTCAGCCCGGTGGCAAGGACATGCAGCTTGCCCAGGCCGGTTTCGAGAACCTTCTGTTCAACGGGGTTCCGTGGCTGGTGGACTCGCACATTCCGACGACCGGCACCGAAGGCAACATCTTCCTTCTCAACGAGGACTACTTCGAGATTGTCGTTTCCACTCGGGGCGACTTCCACTTGCAGGACTTCCAGACCCCGACCAACCAGGACGCCATGACGGCTCTGCTGCTGTGGGCGGGCAACCTCGTCTGCACCAACGTGCAGCGTCAGGGCAAGTTCACGGCAATCGCCGCTTAGTCAGAAAGGTAGACAATGCCCGATACCCAACTCACTACCCCCACCGGGGAAGAGGGTGAGAACTGGTCAACCGCACAGGTCATCGAAGAGTTCCAGTACGACCCTTCGGTGTCTGCCGCTACTGTTCTGACGAACGGTATGGTTGTCATCATCTCGTCCGGTTACACCCCCGGTACCGGTGTGGTGACCTCTCTGGCTGCCGCTGCCTACCCGGTCATCCGTAAGGCCACCACCACCCCCGGCTTCAACAACATCGGAGTCGTCGTCAACGCTCCAACCGGTGGCTACGTTCCCGGCTCCATTGTTCAGGTCTGCACGAAGGGTGTTGCTCAAGTCCTCTGCGACGCCAACAACACCACCTTCGGCAACTTGCTCATCGCCGGTTCGACCACTGCTGGTGCGGCCACCGCTTCGGCTTCCGTCACTGCCGGTAAGACGATCGCTGTGTGCTTGCAGACGGCGACCATCGGTTCCGGTACCGCCCTCGTCTACGGCTACGTCGATCGCATCTGATAATGGCCATCACTCTGCCCACGGGTGCTGTACCCAACATCGACAGCGGCGATTCGTTTTGGATTGAGAATCACCACCCCACCGAAACTCTCAAGTTCGTGTGGTCGAAAATCCACTACAACATCGCCCCCGGCAAGAAGCGCATCGTACCGTTCGAGGTAGTGTGCCTCAACTTCGGTGATCCCCGTTCGAGGGTCGGCAGTGCTGTCCCCTACAAGGACAGCCGTGGTCACGGTACTGTGCCCGAGCGGATGGGTGAGGTCCGTCGCCTCTCCATCCGCTACGGGGTCTACGAGCAGGGCATGGACAACATCGCCGAGGCGGTGGAGATTGAGAACGCCAAGCTCGCACAGTTGGACGCTCAGGGCTTCCAGAGCTACAAGCCTCTCATCACCACCAACTTCCACGCTGTCATCACCGACCTCGAAGGCAACAGGATCATCACCCCCCTGTTTGACCACGATGGGTCCATCACCTACGGCTTCTCGCTGGACGACGAAAAGAGCAACGACATCGCTCAGATCATCGCCAACTACGAGCGTCGGCTTGCCGCTCTCGAAGGCAAGGAGTCGGTCATGGACATCAACGGTGACAACGACGACGACGGTATCGCCATCGACAATCCCGAGGGTCCATAGACTTCGGTTGGGTTCCCTTGCCCCTCGAACCCTTCCGTTGAGGGAAATGCCCACCCCTTATCTCCGAGGGGTGGGCATTTTCTAGTTAGGAGTCAGCATGTCCGGTTATGTAGCAATCAGCGGCCAGATCACCAATGTGCCGCAGGGCACTGCTCTTATCGGCCCACTCACCATCGCTCCGTCCTCATCGAACTTTATGTCGGTGTTGAACGTTGTTCTCGGCTCCGGGGCGAACACAATCGCAGTACCGTCCTGGGCCTCCGGCGTGCTGATTCAGCCGCCGAGCGGTAACGGTGTTGCCCTCACACTAAAGGGTGTAACGGGTGACACCGGAATCCCGATCAGCGAAACCGGGCCAACCCTCCTGTCATTCACCACTGCCACCATCCCTTCCTCTTTCGTCATCACGGCAGCCTCCCTCACCACGGGTGACACCACGATCACATTCTTCTAATGCATCCGGCCACCGCCTATGGTCGCCTGACCCGACTCGAACTCATCGAAGAACTGCTAGAAGTCATCAACACACTCAACGGAAAGATGAAGGAACTAGGCGCACTACAGCAGGACTACAACAATGACTACTTTCCCGCTTACTGGCGGGCACCCGGCAACTCAGTAGCAAGTAAGGAGAAGGAAGCAGAGTACGCATGTCTAGCGATGCTCAACGATATGGCGCTCATCCGAGCCGACATTGACGTTTTGACCTCCCTAAAAGACCTACTCTACTTCGTGATTCCATATGCCCCCGAATGAACCACAGGACAGAATACACAAGGACCAATGGCTTGATATTGTCGACTTCTCTCCTGGCGCATATAGCCACGACAATACAGTATCCTCATCGTTCGATCGCCTCCTATCAGCCCCCGCAGGTGCCCACGACCCCAAGGGAACCTACTCCTGCCTCTGCCTCCCCAATGGTGGATTGGGAGCACTGGCAGGGGTGGGGCAAACTTGGGCATGGCCCGACTCATCCGGTGGAGTAGGTGTTACCACCTTCGTAACTGGCCTCCTTGTCCATGACGAGATTGGCGTCATCGAAGCAATCATCATGGGCGAATGGGACGACGGCTCGAACCACCACTTCCTTGCCGACTCGTTCAACCTCAATGCCGTAACGAAGACGAACATTACCTCTACGACCAACGCCTCGGGTGGCCTCAACGAGTTTCCGTTCGGGTCGCCCTACCCTCAGATGACCCGCATGGCCGATACCAACCCGACCACTACTGTCGGCACCCCGGTCTGCGTGTTCCCTGTCGCCTCGTTCGCCTATCCGAACGCCACTGCCGGGCAGATATTCGTCTACCCCAACCCGGCCACGCCAACCTCATACACCCCCAAGAAGCTCATCACGGACGGCTCTCCACAATCAGAATCTGGCATGATCCTCGTCCACCAGTACAGAGTGATCGTCCTTGCCAACACTGGGCAGTCCTGGCCACTCGGCGGTGCCGGTGTATGGGTGGTCAACGAGACAATCAACTTCACGGACCCGCCCAACGGCGATGTCTACCCTGCCTCGTCCACAACTGGCCAACAGCTAATCGCAGTAGCGGAGGAACCTTATGGATACGGAGCGGGCGGCTCAATCTCTGCCGGTGAACTCTTCCTTGTCAAGCGACGTGGCGGCGGGGTTATCATCACTGGCGACATTAACGAGCCTACGAGCATTACATACCTACCGGGAGTACAGCCGACTGGCGGCGGCTATGGCAACGCCGACTCTGGCATCCAAGGACTTTTCTACTGTTCCATCGACAACGGGGCTTGGATATGGAATGGCTCTAACACTTCTCAGAAGATTAGCCAGCAGCTAGACGACTCGTTCTTCTCTACTCCCGACGCCGCCATCTACCTTTCATGGTACGTTCGGTGCATTGGCGACAAGGTGTACTTCTCAAACAACTGGCTCTACGACACTCGTAGCCAGTCATGGTGGAAGTACGCACCTGACGCCACACAAGGTGGCAAGACCTTCTTTTGGATTCAGGACGTTGACGGTACCGGTTTCTATGCGTCCCCTCTAACGTTCCAATCAACCGATACCAACTTCCTCTCTCGGTTCGACTTCAACACCCCAGCACAGCATTACCAGTGGCGCTCGCTCCCCCTCCGTCTGTCTGCGGAGGATCGTGTTGCCGACATTCGAGAAATCGTTGTGCGGGCGTCCTGTGCTGGTACACATGGCGCTGTGACCGTTCGGGTGCTGGACAAGGGAGCCGTGGTTTGGGGGCCTGTGACGCAGACAGGGACTGTCTCCGCTGGACCTGACATGATCCGGTTCAACGTCGCCGCCCTCGGGGTGACGGAGCCTCAGGTGCAGATCAACGTGGACAACAGCAGCACCGACGACATGCCGGTGATCCACTCCATCAACGTGCGCTACAAACCACGGGCACACCAGGGAGTTACCAACTAAATGTCGATCACGCTGCTACAGGCTCGCACCAACACTCGTCAGCTACTTGACGAGGCGACAGCACAGTTCTGGACTGACGCTCAACTCAACACCTGGCTCAACGAAGCATGTGCCGACACACAGCGCCGTGGCGAGTGGAAGGAAACAGTAGCCACTCTTCCTGTCATTGCCGAAACACAATCGTACCCGGCACCGGACAACGTTCTCCGTATCCACAAGATTGTGTTCCAGCCGACCCTACAGGGTGGCAACAATCAGAACACCTACACCCTCGAATACCGTGGCTTCATGGAGATGGATCAAGTATGGGGGATCAACCAGCAGTGGCCTGCCAGCTATCCGCTCTACTACACGTTGTGGGGTCAGCCGGGTACGGGGACGATGCAGATTATGACGTACCCCGTTCCATCCCAAGCTGGCAACCTTCTCGTCTACTACTACCCCGAAGTCAACACTGCCGTTAACGACACGGACAAGTTGGACATCGCTCAGGGATTCGAGGACATGACCTATGACTACTGCATGTACCGGGCACTCCGAAAGGACGCCGACCCCCGTTGGCAAGAGGCCAAAGCGACATACGAAGAGAAGCTGGTGTCCCTGGTGGATTCGTCTAGGACTTACCAGGACCAGGCCGGTACATTCGCCACGGGGCAGCAAGCACTCCCCAACTGGCTAACTTCCGGGGAGGGTTGGTAAATGCCTATTGTTAACCCGCAGACCGGACAGGCTGCTGTTCCCGGCTACCCCAACGCTACGAACGTTAGTGGTTCACCGACGCCTGGCTCTGGCACACTAGACGCCCAGCAGCAGGCTCTCAACGAGCTACTGTCTCAGGTCCAGCCCGCTCTTGATGCCAACAACGCCGCCTATGCCGGGTACGCCTCCCAGCTACAGGGACTCCCCGGTCAGCTTGCTCAGACCGACGCCTACCAGCAGGCGATGGCGGGATTCCAGCAGGCATCCCTCGGTATCGAAGGCCAGAAGCTCGGGCTACAGGGCGAGTCTCTCGGCATTCAGAACCAGGCCAACCAGCAGCAACAGGGCATCGAACAGCGGCAGTACGGCCTACAGCAGACGCAATACCCCGAACAGTATGCAGAGGCGGCATTCAACTACGGGCAGAACTCGAAGCAGCTACAAGGCTCTCTCGCCGCCAACGGTACACTCAACAGTGGCTCATCCGGCACGCAGCAGAACGCACTCGCACAGAACTATGCATGGCAGCAGCAGGACATCGGACGGGCACAGGGACTCTCCCAACTCAGCCAACAATCGGAGCAGATCGGCTACGGGGCGCAACAGGCAGAGTCGGGTATCGCCCAGCAGAACCTCTCGCTCATGGCCCAGCAGAACGGGCTATCTGAGCAGCAGGTAGCCGAACAGCTACAGTACGGCCTCGCACAGAACCAGCAGTCGGGCATCACGTCAACCAACCAGCTACTCGCTCAGATGGGCAACCTCGCTGCCGGTGATGTCTCCACTACCGCTACTGCACTGGCACCCATTGCCTATGCATCCGGCCTAAATCCAATCGCAGGAGGCTGACATGACCAAGCCCGGAGCAATCACATGGCAGGGTGACCCGAACACTCCCGTTAGGGGGTTCTCGGGGGACACCGGACTCAATGCCCACAGTGGAGACACCGGTAGCCAGCAGGAGGCAGACGCCGAGAATCTGCTCAACAGTACCGACCTCAACGCCCCCGTCAAGAAGTCGGGCAAGCAGGCCGACTCGGCCAGGCCAGCACCCTCCATCACCGAGGACATCGCCTCGAAACTCGCTCCCGAGCAGGCTCAGGCGTCTGCTCTCCCTGACGAGTACGCATCTGCTATCGCACAGATCAACGCTCTGCCCTCTGGCGACCAGGGGCCGAACGCTGCACTCAACGCTTCTGTCGATAGTGAAACTGCCGCACTCAAGGGTGGAGAAGGTGCCATCGCCAAGTCACTTGCACAGATGGGTCCAGACGTAGCGGCTGTCGGAAAAGACCTCCCCTATGCCGACGTTCTTGCCACCACCCTCAATCAGAAGAAGAACGAACTGTTGTATGGGACTAGTGCCGGGGCTATCCTCCCGACCGCAGCCACCGACAACTGGCCTACCGCCATTCAGAACGTCTATAACTACCTCAAGGGTGCGGCCCCCGCTGGCACCTCCACCGGCATTCAGGGTCTGTCCGGTGCCCAGCTTCCCGGCGTTACCACTGCTGCACAGGGTGGTGGCGGCAGCGGCACCTCCATCCCAACCGATAGCTCGAACCCGGCAGCCAGCATCTAATGGCCTCTTCGTCCACCCGCTATCAGTCGTTCCAAACCGACTGGCAGAAGACTGTCGCATGGGCGCAGTCGCAGGGTATCAAGCCGTCTAGCTACCTGCCCATCTATCAGAAGGACGCCTCGAACCTTCTACAGCACGGCAACGCTATGTCGCAGGGTGCGAGGACTCGGGAAGTCCTCACCGCTGCCGGGATGGGGCTGACCCAGGTTCCCCAGGACAACCCCTCGCCGACTAACGTTATCGGTAACGTGCAGCACAACGCCTGGCAGGTGTTCACGGGACTCAACCCAATCTCGGTCGTCAAGAACATCTTTGACACGGTAACCAACACCGTCGAACACCCGATGGGGGAGATTGCCCAGCCCCTCTTCGACGTGGCCAAGGAGAACACTGTTGATCTGTTCAACTCGGCCAAGCGGACACAGGATGCCAACGCTTTCGCCAGCATCGTGCAGGGTAACCACAACGCTCTAGCCTTCGTCCCCGGTGTCATCGACGCCAGCTATCTCACACAGGGCAAGGCTGGCCTCAAGCACATGGCCACTAGCCCGATCACGACCATCTTGGACGTGCTACCCATTGGTAAGCTCTCCGGTGGCCTAGTGTCCCGTGTCGGTGGGGACTTCGCCGCCGAGACAGCCGCCCGTGCCGGTGTCACTACCGAAGAACTAAAGGGCATGTCGGCAGGGCAACTCGCCTGGAAGATCACCAAGAACGCCAAGCTCCCCAAGGCACTCGGTGGTGGAGAGAAGCGACTCGGGCTTAACGTGCCCACCGCAGAAGGTGTCATCACTCCTAAGTACGCACAGCAGACCATCGGCGAGTTCGTGTCCGACCTCCGAACTCACTTCGGTGCTGGTGCCGAGCAGGCCCAAATCAACAAGGCCATCCGTGTCCACGAACAGGTGGGTATGCGGCAGAAGATCGCCATACTGCGGCCATTCAACCAGGCGTGGGGCAAGCTCTCGAAGGAGCAAACTCTCGCCACCAACCAGTACCTCACTACTGAGTACCACATCACGGACTTCCGCCCCGATAACGTTATTCTGGACGATCCTCGGTTCACACCCGAACAGAAGGATGCCATCGAACAGACGATCCAACTAGATCACTTCATCACGCAACAGTCGCTCGCTGCTGGCGAGTTGAAGGCGGTGATGACGAAAGCAGGTCCAGAAATCTACCTTCTCGGTCCCGGTTCCAGAGCTAGAGATGTCGAAGTAGCTGCTGCCAACATGGAACGGCTACAGCAGAGATTCGAGGCTGCCGCCCACCAGGCCAACGAGCTAATGGACAAGACCTCCGAGGTCGATGCCATTATGATGCGGTTCTTCGATCAAGTCTCCAAGTTTCGGGCCTTCGTCCACGACGCTATTGCAGACTCTCTCCCCGACATCGCACAGGGCAACCCGGCATACGACAAGCTGACCGAAGCTCTCCCCGGTGACAAGAAGCCAGGGGTGTTGGGCCGTGGCAAGAAGACACAGGTAGCCCAGGCCAACAAGAAGAACCTCGAAACGTTCCTTGGGCTAGACGAGCACACCGAACAGAGGGTCTACCGTGGCGGCACCCACGAAGCAGAGCCATACTCCGGTGACCGTACCCAATGGTCAACTGTTGAGAAGACAGCCTATGACGAGGCATACAAGACCCTACAGTACGAGTTGCGACGGGCTAACCCCGGCACGGAAATCAATCCCACCAAAGCACAGGTCACCAAGCTCGCCATCAAGAGACTCCGCATAACCAACGACGTTCGAGATGTGCGGGTCCACGCCCCTGTCTCCGCACAGACGGCACAGGTCATCTCCGATCTTGTCTCCAAGGGAGGCATCATCGACCAGGCTGTCGAAGCATTCGACGCCCAGGATTGGGAGAAGCTACGGGCTATTACCCAGGTCGCCCACGACAAGTTCAACACGAAGACCCTCAACTCCCCGACTCGCTCTGCCCAACTGGCCCAACTCAACGCTATGGTCGATGGCCTATACAAGTACGCCAGGACTCGGGCCAACGTTACGCAGAAGCTCCACTCACTATGGACCGGCGAGAAGACAGTAACTAAGAAGACCAAGAAGGGAACACTCACTACTAAGGAGACTGTTACCCGTGGCTCTCGGTTCCTAGTAGCCAAGAAGAACTCTCTCGCCGAACTAGCTGCACAAGTAGAAGAAGCCAACAAGGCATTCCTTGACGCCTCGGTCCACAACCCACCTGCCGTGTGGGACAACTACAAGAAGATAGAGTTCGACCGGCAACTCATCGCCCACGAAGAGGGTAAGCGAGTTGTACAAGAGGCTGTATCCCATCTCCGTCAACAGGGCATGTCCGAGACAGACTTGAAGACCCTCCAAGAGAACCCGCAGATCATCATTGAGATGGGCGGGCTGTCGGCCATCATGTCTTACGAGAACCATGTCCTGCCCAACGTGGACTCCGAAGTAGCTGCCGAAATCAACAAGGGCATCGAAGAACAAATATTCTCTCTCCGTCAGCAGGGCATGAAGCCACTGTACCTGGCCACCCTCCACCCTCACGACCGCATCGAAGGTACCGGTGCCGAACTCTACAACATCACTATCGGCAAGACCTCCATTCGCCGCCAACAGTCCACCTTCGAGAAGGCGATGGACACTGCCCACGGTACGATCTACAACTTCCAGGCGGGCATGAACAAGGCCGTCCACGAAGCCGTAGTGCGGGACCACGAAATAGAGTTCCAGAACAAGGACATGGGCCAGTTCCTCTACAACCGGTCCGACCTCGAACACCTTATCCGCATGAACTTCGTGGACGAGATGCGGGAACGTGGCATTATCCCCGACGAGAGTGGCGCTCGTACTGCCGACTACATCTCGTTCGTCAACGACAAACTCGCAGAGTGGAACTTGCAGTCCTACGATCCAACGTCGATCTTCTCCACTGGTAACCCATCTGTTCTAGGCAAGGGGGAAACACTAATCGACGGGCACATTCTGGACGGGCTAACCAAGTCCTTCCAGAAGGTCGGCAGCAACAACGCATTCATCAAGGGCTACGACAAGGCCACAGGCGTCTTCCGAACCAGCATCCTCGGGTACTCGCCACGGTTCACTGCCCACATCGTTCTCGGCGGTACGATGATGCTCGCCGGTAAGTCATCTCCCGCCGCCCTCCTGCACATCGGCGATGCGTGGCGCATGACCAAGGCGTTCACCCGTGGCGAGACTATCCCCGAAGATATCCTGACCAAGATCGCCGGTCAGCACGTCGTAGAAGACATCACGACCGACAAGCTCTACACGCACAACTCAACTCAGGAAGGCGACGCCGATATCGTCCTCCAACACGCTATGGGGCACAGTGCTGCACAGTTCGCCATCCAAGCCCGCATAGCACAACTGTTCGGCAAGGACGCCGCCGACCTCAAGCATCCCGACTTCCTCACCCACTGGCTCAAGGTCGTTCCCGAGTTCAACTACCGCATCACCCGGTTCTCTACCAACCTCCAACGGTCTATCGCCTTCCTAGACGGCCTGCACCACGCCGCCAAGAAGGACTCGTTCTACGTTGACACCTTCGATGAGGAACTAGGCAAGACAGTTCGAGTCAAGCACGACATGACCCCGCAGCAGGCGATGGATGAGGCCATGCAGCACACCGAGCGGGTAATGGGCGATGTCCGCAACATGACCCCGATAGAGTTCAACTACCTCACAAGGGCGTTCCCGTTCTGGGCCTGGTCAAATCACGTCCTCCACTACGTTCTTCAATACCCAGGCGACCACCCGTACCGTGCAATGTTCCTGTCGCAGATGTCTCGAATCTCTGCCCAAGAGCAGCCAGAGGGTCTACCCCTCAGAAGCCAGCTACTGTTCTTCTTGGGGAACCCGGATCAGTCCGGTAACGTTTCAGCCATCGACATGCGAGCCGCCAACCCACTCCGTGACACAGCCTCCTACTTCGGCATCTCGGGCTGGCTCTCTGGCCTCAACCCTGTCCTCACCGCCCCATTCGCCTCGGTAGACCCGAACATCACCTTCGGCACGAACGTCCTGTACCCGAACATCTCCTACTCGGATATCTACGGCAGCAACGAGGCCAACCCACAGGGCACTCCCCTCGGCACCCTCGAAGGCATCGTGCCCGAAGTCTCGGCTCTGGACTCTGCCCTGAACCTGTCCGGCCAGTATGCCTATCTGCAAAAGGGCGATCGCAACGCCTACATCAAAAAGGTCTTCGAGTCCCTCGGCTTCCCGTGGATGCCGCAGCACCTCAACCTCAAGCAGATAGCGGGCACGAACGAACTTGACCGCTACAACCAGGCGAAGAAGGCAGCGTCTAACTTCTGGACCTCGGGCGACCCTTCCCAACTCGCCGGGTACGCTAACGTTCCCGACCCTCGCAATGCCGACTACAGTATCTCGGCCCAAGACCTCATCAACCTTTACAACGTTACAAATGCATCAATCGGAGGATTGGGAGGTGGCTCCGTCCAAGCGGTCACCCCCGACCTCAAATCACCTAAATACTAAAGGAAACCATGAATCCACTATCCGCTGTCGTCTGTGCTATCACCTTTATCATCTTCGGACTGTCACTCGGCACTTGGCTCACCATCAGTCCAAAGCTCATGGGTGCCTTCTTCATCATCACGGCCATCGTGGTCCTCATTGATACCTTCTGGCTCCGCTCGGCTGCTCGGTGGGACGCCCACCGCACCCATGCCTAGGCCGGGGGGTGCAGGGGGCTTGCCCCCGCAAAACCGCCCCACAGGATTGCCCAGGTTCCGCCCTAGCTCGCCCCCTTGCCGGTTCGACCCGAGAGGGGGTCCGACCGGCCAGAAGCGAGATTACGGGGGCCTCCTGCCATCCACGCCTAGCCGACCGTAAGCTCTCGTCGGAGGGGGTAGAGGGGGCGGCACGCCCCCCTGTCCACAGCCCCGAGCACAGGAAATCCATAGGCATTTCCACAGGTTGTCCCTAGGTGGTTCGAGTCCGGTGCCCTAGGCTGTGGATTGCGGTGGAGCCGGGGTCCGAGCGGATGGTTCGTGAGGGTGCCTTCCAGACTCCCCCGGCTCCACCTTACTCTCACTCCTTTAGACCAAAGGGATTCCGGCGATGGACTCACCCCCACAACCCACTGTCAACAACCCTGACGGCACAACTACAGTAACCATCACCAAACTTCGAGTACTCATCGCCGAGACTCACAAGCCAGCCTACATAACAGCAGCAGCCGCAGGACTTCACCCTTACACACTGTCGGAGTACGTTCAGGGTAAGAAGCCCATCAAGACAGTGCATCTTGCACGTCTAGTAGAAGCACTCAACGTCCCACCCGAAGATATCGTCGGGTGGGTTTCTTTTACCCTCAAGGACGGCGAAGTCTTGGGACAGGCCGACGTGACGACAAGGGGACGTGGTGACAAGGGGACAGGAGGACAGTCTCAAACAACATGAAAAACACTACACCTGGAACACTTGTCCCCACGTCCCTTAAAAAATCACTGTGACATGAGGACAAAAAACAAAAGCTTTTATATAGGGCGAGGGGCGCAGCGCAAAGGATGAGAGTGGCAGGTAAGTATGAAGCAGAGTGGGGTCTCGAACAAGAGAGCAGTCGCCCAAGGTTCACTACATCGAAGGAGAACCTTTCCGAACGTATCCACGTTAGGTTGTCGCAATCACAGATACGAATGCTAGACGAAATCATACAGAGTCAGCTAGACGACAGGATCAAGACATACTCCGATGCCGTGAGGGATGGAGTGTCGATCTTCCTAGATGATTGGGCCGAGAACTACTCTGATGGTTTGTCGGGTAGGGCGTTGCGTTTGTATCAGATGGAGAAGGAAGACCAAGCCCGAGAGGAACGTAAGGCATTCATCGACAAGATGGATCGGGACATTACAAAGGGTAAGGAGCTTCGAGATGTCGATGGACTACAACGGGCACTGCACCGACTGCGGGATGAGTTTACAGAGTTCAAGGACCATGCACCTATACGTTACGTCCAAGAGTTGAGTGAACGGATAGGTGCGTTAGAGGGACTGTTGAGTAAGGAGATTGAGTGGTGAACATTGACCTCGATATTGCCGAGCGGCTGGTGACCCGGTGGATGGACGGAGCAGAGAAGCTGGACAGCGGCGAAGGCGACTACCTGTTAGGCGTGGCCGAAGGTCTGCGGCGTGCAGCTGGTGAACTGGACGGGCTGATCCAAGTAGTGAAGGCTGACCAGTGACCATCACTCTGCCCGAGTGGGCCACCACCCCACGCCCTCATCAGATCGTCGCCGTCCAGCAAGCCCTCTCTGCATTCAACTCCGGTTCCAAGGTCGTACTTCTAGACGCACCTACCGGTTCCGGCAAGACCCTCATCGGTGAACTCGTCCGACAGTACCTGGACTGCCGTGCGCTCTACCTCTGCAACAGTATCGCCCTACAGGACCAGTTCTGCCGTGACTTCCCCACTGCTGCCCTACTGAAAGGTCGCACGAACTATGCCACGTTCGATTCGCCATCTAAGTTCCCCGAACTCAATGCAGGAGACTGCGCCAAGGAACGGACCGTACTACCCGCATGTTTCGACTGTGATCCGAACCCTGACGAAGACGAAGGGATGCACTGTAAGTGGTGTCATCCTGTTAAGGACTGTCCGTATGAGATGGCAAAGGCAAACGCTATTAGGTCCAGTTTGGTATGCACAAACACTTCCTACTTCCTGTATGAAGCAAACTACGTCGGTAATCTGCCTCTGGCCCGGAAGCTCATCATCATAGACGAAGCCGACACTCTCGAAGATACCCTCATGTCCTTTGTCGAAGTATCTGTTACCCAACGGAAGGCAGACGAATATGGAATCAAGCCCCCTACTCGGAAGACTGTTGAATCTGCCTGGGTCGAATGGGCCTTGGATGCGGAGAACCGCCTATCAAAGCACAGAGTTGCAGGAGATAGTGTCAGTGCTATACGAAGTCGCAACACTCTTAACCGACTCCGTGGAAACATCAAAAGACTCAACGACCCTACAACTGGACTGGCAGCAGGAGGGTGGGTCTATACCGGATACGATCACGGTAACATTAGTTTTAAGCCCATCAACGTCAACCACCTCGCAGGAGAGTACATCTGGAAGCACTCCCCCCGATTCCTCCTTATGTCAGCCACCACTATTTCCTTCGACGTGATGGCGAAGACGCTAGGCATCGACCTGTGACCGATTTTCCTGCCGACGACAAGATCGCACTCTACTCCTGCCCCGAGAAGAACTGCCCGTGGATATCACCCAAGTTCCACGTCGATCAGCCCGAGTATGCCTACGAGCGTTACTCACGCCACTACCAGGGCACGCATATGCCCGACCCGAAGATGTACCCGACCTCTATCACTGGCGTATGAACTACTCAACAGTAGTCGTACCCTCATCGTTCCCACCCGAACGTCGCCCTATCTACGTCCACTCAATCGCCGAGATGACAAGGAAGAACAAGGATGCTGCCTACCCGTTGGTTGCAGAGGCACTTAACAAGGTGGTTGCCAGACACCCCGACGACCGCATCCTTGTCCACACAGTTTCATATGATCTCAACCGCTACCTGGCGGGTCACCTTGCGGGGCCACGGTTGGTCACTTACAACAGTACCCAGGAGAAGCAACGAGCCATTGACCGTTATGTCTACAAGGATTCGTCGGTACTACTGGCACCGTCACTTGATCGTGGAATCGACCTTCCCGGCAATGACTGCCGGGTCATCGTGGTCTGTAAAATCCCTTTCCCCTCTCTTGGCGATAAGCAGATCGCAGCCAAACTCTACTCCGAAGGGGGGCAACTTTGGTACTCCGTTAAAACCGTCCGGTCACTAGTACAGATGACTGGTCGGGGTATGCGCTCCGAAGACGACTTCTGCGAGAGCTACATACTAGACGCCTCATTTATGACGCAGATTTGGCGGCGACACAAGAATCTTCTACCTCAGTGGTGGAAGGACGCAATAGACCTCAGACAACCTCCACTATAGAAAGGCATTACCATGACATACGCAGACGAATGGAAGCTAGACTCTGGCCTTCGAGAGACAATGGACCTCGAAATCCACCTGGCCTACTTCGGCACCTCACAGGACTACCAGGGCGGGCGGGTCTACCTTCTCTTCCTCACCGGCTCCGACGAGGATGGCGAGCCAGCAGAGCTTCGCATGTCGGTCGGTGGCGACTGGACCTCTGCCGATGGCGGCAAGACCATCGTGCATCCCACCAAGAAGCGCATCAACAAGAACAGTATCTACGGGCACTTCATTGCTAGGGCCGTGGAACTCGAAGACGTGGTGGATGGGCAAACGCTACGGGACGTAATGTTCGACCGGGGCAACCCGCTCACCGCCGACATTTGGGTCGGGGTAAAGATGCACCTGGACCTCGTTACCATTTCTTTCGGCAAGAACGTGGACCCGCAGGAGCGACTTCTCCCCACTAAGTATCTCGGGTTGTCCACAGAGAGTGCCCCATTGTCCACAGCTTCTCCACAAGCTGCTCCCGGCTTCCAGCCACCCGTGGTCCCACCGACCCCCACAGCACCAGTTGCTCCCCCTTCCCTCACTCCACTAGAGTTGGTGCAGCAGGCCAAGGCCCAAGCGGCACCGGCAGCTAACGGATCACCTCTGTTCCAAGAGATGATCCAACTGGCGAAAGCCTCGTCCTCCTACCAGGAGTTCATGGCGGCAGCATTCGCTAGGGCTGACGTTCTCGCTGATGAGGAACTGGCCGTGCAAGTAGCCGATGAGGCGTCGGGCATCTGGCCCCTCGCACAAGCCTAGAAAGGGCAACCATGACCACCACTGCACCCGCACCCGTTCCATCCACCTCCGAGCTGACGTTCACTCCGGTCGAAGGAATCCCCGAGGCCACTCGCAACGTCGAAGGCCGGGTGGCGATCGCCTGGGAAGACAAGCTGGCTCCCCTCAAGTCCAAGGCCGGTCAGGCGTTCGTCACTTGGACCTACGAGAAGAAGTCCGCTGCCACTTCCCGTGTCGCCGCCATCCGAAATCGCCTCTTCTCGGCCACCCCCGAAGACAACTGGACGCTCGCCGTCCGGGCTGTCCCCGGTTCCAGCCCCGAAGTGTTCGGCGTCTACGTCCAGTACAACGGTACCTACACTGCCGACGAGGTTGCGGCCAACGCTAAGGACCGTGCTGAGCGTTCAGCCAAGATCAAGGCTGCCCGTGAGGCTGCTCAGGCTGCCAGTGGTGCCGTTGGCGAAGAGGCCAGCGTCGCCACCCCTGCCGAGAAGGTAGCTGCTGCTCGAAAGGCGGCTGCACCCACCGGCAAGTAGCAAGGTCTGTGGGGGAGGGTCGGGAACGCCGCCCTTACACCCTCCCCCACAGTTTTACCCTCACACACGATAGGAGAGTCGTGAAGTTCAAGTGCAACTGCGACGTGGCATTCTCGGGTGACTTGGGTTGCTACAGGGACATGCATGAAGAACATGGCCTGTGCTATGCCTGTTACGAGGCCGGTCACACTGTTTCATTCACTCGCCCCATCCTCACTATGGCCCAGGCTGATGCAGCCTTTAAGGAGTTGAACGCATGTCAGACGCCCCAACAGTCGCAGTTAGTGACGGCAAAGTACTTTACCGGGCCTCTGCCCTCGGCGGCTGTAAACGCAGGCTTCTCGCTGCCCGATTGGGCTACGACCCCAAACCTCCCCCAGCAAGACTTCAACAGGCTTTTGCGAGAGGCCACGAACTCGAACCAACCATCCTTGCCCTTCTCGAAACTAACTACGGGTGGACTCTAGAAAGTGGCTCCAACCAAGCGTCAATGGAACTCCACCTTGGTTCCGGCCCTGACGGGCGGGAACTATACGTTGTCGGCCACGTTGATGCCCTCGGGACGCCCCCTGGCGGGACTCACTATATGCCAGTTGACGCTAAGGCTTTCGCACAGTCAACGATGGACTCGTTCCTTGCGGATGGAATACTGGCGTTCCCCCACTACGCATGGCAGCAGTCAGCGTACTGTGAAGGTTTCGGTGTCAACAAGTTCTGCCTCCCGCTCTACAACAAAGACACCAAGCAACTGACCGTCAAGGTCTATGAAACCCACCCCTACAGCTACGACGACATTCAGGCCCGTGTCTACGAAATCGAAGAACTCGCCGCTGCACACTACGACATTACGACTGTCCAGTGTGATGCCTCTTGGGGATGCCCGTATGACTATCTCCATGATGTCAAAACTCCCGACCAACTTCCCGAAGCCCTCACCGCTTTGGTTAACAACTACCTACTTGCCTCCCGTAAGGCAGCAGCCTTCGCCAAAGCCAAGAAGGTACTCGCTGACCTCATTGCGGACGGCCTTCCTGACGACGGCGGCACAACCTTCGTCGGCGAGACTGCTACAGTTTCTATTGTCAACAACCCTAAGCGTATGGATACGCAGAAAGTGAAGGAGCTACTAACGGAAGCAAACCTCCCACTGGATGACTACTACATTCAGGGGGAGGGAACTCATATCACTATCAAGGAGAAGAAGTGATGTCACCCTCAAAGTCAGTGTTGGACAATCTCATGTCCATCGAAACCCTCATGGCAGAGCGAGAGAGGCTTGACGAAATCATCAACGCTGCCTCACAAGCCAAGGCAGCGAAGACGCAGATCAACAAGCTCATCGCTCTCTACTCGCAGATGACTCCCGACAAGGATAAGGTCGTCGGACTGTGGGCCTGTGATGAACCCGGCTGCACCCGCTCGTTCACTCGGGCACAGGCGTTGGGGATGCACAAGAAGAGCCACAGCAAGGTCACTGTCCGTCGTCGGAAGGTGGCCAAGTGACTACCCTCTCGCAACTCCCCGACAACTACGTTGCCTGTCGCTCCATCGACCGGCACTCATGGTTCCGTGTCGAAGACGACGACTCGAAGGGGCAGAAGTACCCGAACTCGAAGACGGTCATCCGGTTCGCCCATGCATGTCGCAACTGCAACATGCTCAAGGTGCGTGCGCTCAACAAGCTCACCGGGGAAATCCTGTTCGTTTCCTACTACCCACCGGAGGGGTACCACCTCACCGGGGCGAAGAAGACGGCAGCGGATGCTCGCAAAGAGTACATTCGGCGCAACGCATGAACCGCCCCGACCCCAACAACGTCGAAGAGTGGTACGCCTACAAGCGTAACGAACAACTCATCGAACACAGAGCTACCGAAGCATTGCGTGAACAGGTGGAAGGCCCGGCCAAGCGTCGGGCCTTCCACCGTCACGTTGCGATCGAAGTCTGCTCGTCGGCAATGGCCATCTACTGCATCCTCGTCTACTGCCATATCATCAAGTGAGCTTCTTTTGGGCAGGCGTCGGCATGTATGTCATCGGCTCAGTCTTCTGGCTGTCCGGTTACCGGCAACACCAGCGTGCCCGAAAGCTCTACCGACTGTCAGAGCAGAACTACAAGTTTGCCTGTGAGAAGGTCATTCAGTGGAAGCAACTACTACAACAACACAACAAGGAGAACAACTGATGCCGAACATCGAACAACTGCGCCTAGTCCAGAAGCAGATCAACGCAACGCCCGAACTCCACAAGCAGAGCCAGTGGTGCCGAATCCCGGTGGCCGATATCGTCGTCAACCCGGACGCAACGGTAACGGTACCGTTCGACTGCGGTACTGCGTACTGTGTCGCCGGGTGGGCGTGCGAGTTGAACGGGTTTGATCCCGTTGTCTCTGTCCATGAGGTCTACGAGTCAATGCTTTGGGACAGCGACAGCGATATAGCCACTCCCGAATGCACGGATGGCGAGAAGACCTACCTCATCGAACACAAGGCACAGGAACTACTCGGCCTCACCTCCGACCAAGCCTCTGTCCTTTTCGATGGTAGCAACACGCTCGAAGACTGCAACCGCTACATCGACGCACTCTGCACCGGACAGTGGGAGTACCGTTTCTAAATGCCCTTGCATCCCCCCTACCCTGAACCCGAACGTATCCTCTCGTTCGGCTCTGCTGGTTCTGGCAAAACGACTGCTTGGCTAGACATAGCCAAGTGGTCAGCCAGGACCGGCAGCCCCGCCAAGTTTTACGTCCTAGACACTGACTTCTCGGTGGGCCGCATGATCCATTCGTACCCCGAGATTGTCCCTAACGTTCACCTAACCACGGGCTACGACTGGAAGGACTACATGGACTTCCTCAAGCTGGTGCTCAAGCAAGCCACCCCCGACGATTGGGTCATCGTGGACTTCATCGGTTCTGCCTGGACAGTAGTCCAGACATACTATGTCGAACAGGTCTTCCATCAAGACATGGGCAACTACTTCCTGCAAGCCCGCAAGAACCTGGACAGCAAAGCCTCATCCCTAGCCGCCCTAGACGGTTGGGTGGACTGGTCCGTCATCAACCCACTCTACAAGCAATGGGTCCAACCACTACTATTCAAGGGTCGCTACAATGTCTACGCAACTGCCCAGGCCGACCAACTCTCCGGCGACAAGAAACCGACAGAAGATGCACAAACTCGGGCAACTCTACTCCCCTTTGGAGTTAAGCCGAAGGGACAGAAGGAACTTCTCTACCAGTTTCACACCGTACTCCTTACCGGTCGTGATCCAAGCACCGGTGAAAGAACCATTAGCTCTGTCAAGGACCGTGAAAGAACAGAAGTCCGTGGGCAAGTTGTTACGTCGTTCACGGTGGACTATCTCAAAGCCATAGGTGGTTGGGAGCTTGTCTAGCCCCTCCCCTCCCCCCACCCCTTCACCGACACCCGAGGAGACAACGAAATGAATCCCAACCCCTCAGACACTCCCACGGACGAGAGGACCGAAGAACTGTTGAAACGTTGGACGGCTTGGCGGGCTTCCCTGTCCGATGAGGAACGGGCCGCAGAAGATGCACGGGACGCAGCGGAGTTTGCCCATGCCGAAGTCACCTACGGGAAGGATCTACCTGAATGGCTGAGATGAACTCCTCAGACACCCGAACTGTCACCTACGACAAGTCCGATTGGGGCATCCGTGAAGTCCCTCTAACCAAGAAAGCACTCCCTGTCGGCTACGTCGGATACTGCAACCCGTGCAACTGGTCTACCGGCATCTGCGTCGGGATGCGTAACGACCTCGCCGGTTGGGACCGTGCAGACACGAAACTCCGCAACCACCTCAAGTCCCGTGCCCATATCCACCGGGTCAAGAAGTGACTGACGACCGACCGCTACTAGTCCCTTGGCACAACGGTAAGTTCTGGCGTGCCCTCTGCCCCGACTGCCAGTGGGACACAAAGGTTCTACCGTTCCCAAACCCCGACGAAGCACTACACGCCCTCTCTCTGCATAAAGCGGTAGCGCATGACTAAACGGATACACGCCCACTCGAAACACAAACACCGTTGGTCACGCTGGTCTAAGCCGTTCATCGACTATTGGGGTGTTCGAGTCCAAGAACGTTACTGCAAGAAGTGCCGACTACCCGAACGTCGCAACTGGAAACCATGATCCACCTACTAGCGCCAACGGAGCACCAACTACATGACTACTTCCGAACCACAGGAACTCCCTTCCGTGTGTCCAGTCTGCCAGAACGACACGGTTGCGATGTTGTTAGTATCACCAAGCGGGGACTGGTTGGATATCAGCGCAAGACTCTGCCCGATTTGTCAGCAAGTCTACTTGACGGGCGACTCTATCTCGAACTTTCGCAGTTACAGTCTTCGGGGGGTATCTCCTACGCCTATCTCATCATCGAAGACACCCTCGCCCGAAACACCGAAGGTACCCTTTTGGGCGGAACCCTCACCATTGACCAAATACGAAGCATTATCGTTAAGTTTGCAGCTAGTGGAGTCTCGTATCTTCCATCATCTTCCGTCGCAGACACAGCGCAGACTGTCCTTAACGTTGGTCGATACGTTAACTCTGATGGCTTCGACTCTGTGCGACGACCTAAGCAGCTTCTCAACTCCTGGGGAACCGTTGACAGTGACGCCTATGCGCTCTGGCTACTCCAATCCTTCCCAGGCATCGGACCCAAGAACGCAGCAGCCATCCACAAGCACTTCGGAGGCGTCCCGATTGCGTGGACAGTCACAGCATCCGAGCTACAGGCCGTCCCAGGAATAGGCAAGAAGATGGCGGAAGCACTCATCAAGTCCCTCACGCCTAACCCATAACCCTTGCCACGTCGCCCGGCCCCTGCCAAGCTCACACCGATACCGCCCGAGCGACGTTTGGTTTGCACATGCACCGGATACACCACTTCCCCTTGTATCTACTGTCTGCTCACCAGTACGTTTCGACCGTCTGTTCCAGACCCCAAACGCTCTCGCCGGATCAAGCGACCGTTCAACCAAAGGACACTAGATGGCCCTCCGCTCCCAGGCGATAGCTCTTAACACCAGCACCGCCACCCCACTACTGGTCAAGGGCACGTCTTCCGGGCAGTTCCCGAACATCTCTGGAACGGTAAACGACCCGCTCCCGGTCATCATCCAGAACAACAACGCTTCCATCTCCATCACCGTTGGTGGGCCGAACGTTGCTTCCGAAGGTGGAGTCGTGATTCCGGCAGGCTCATCCCTCCAACTCTCACTCATCGGTTCACCAGTCTCGGATATCCCCTACGCTGTCTCCGCATCAGCAACTCCTAATGCTACCGTTATCTGTGGGCGGCAGTAATGCCGGGCCTCGGTGGTACCGGTATAGGCGAACAGCTTGTCCTTCCAGGCGGCGGTGGAGGCGGTGGAGGTGGAGGCGGTAACGCTGCATTCTCCAACACCCTCCAAAGCGAAGTCGATATCACCTCGGCCTCATTCCAAACGGTACTCGGGCCATACACACCAGCTGCTGGCAACTGGATTGTCCTCGCACAGTTCGGCTTCCTCAACAACGGTTCAACCACCGAAACCGATGTCGCCATCGTGGACGGTGGCGGTGGCGTTCATGCCATCATGGCGCAGTCAGGCGACGGGTCTTCCATCTGGATTTCGGGAAGGTCGCTCCACGCCCTCATCACAGCAGACGGCGCAACCACCTACTCGTTGGAAGCTCTCTGCGGCGATGCCAACCACCCTCGGTTCTTCCCGCAGAACGCTTCCCAATACCAGGTCACCCGGCTCACCTTCATTCCGACGACGTAACCATTGGCTACGTTCCAGGGTGTCTTCGTATCGGATAACACCAGTCACATCTATCAGATAGACAACGCCGGTTCCACGGTCCACATTTATAACATTTCGGGCAACGGTATCTGGATGGCTTTGGACCCGGCCTCCAACTTCTGCTACGTCTGTTCCGACTCAACGCAGAACCTCTACATCATCGACGTAAACGCCCTCACGATAACAACCCTCTCGCTTGACCCAGGCATCCGGTTCAACCTAACGGTCTTCGCAACTACGACCCATGCCTACGTTGTTTCCCTCAATCAGTCTGCTTCCACGGACACCTACGTTTCGGTCATCGACCTTGCAACGAACACACTCGTCACTACGTTGCATATGCCGAACTTCATCTCGCAAGGTTCATGCCTAACTCCCGATTTCCAATATCTGTGCCTGTCGGGCTTCAATCACACTACGGGTATATCAACCTACGCCTACGTCCGAACATCAACCAACACTCTGATAGGCCCGAACCTCATAAACAGCCTCGCTAACGCTGCTGGCAACTGCACGGCCACCGACTCAACCCTCTACGTTGCCGAAACATCTTCACTCGGTGGTGGACCCGGCATCTGGCATATTCCGATAGGTGGTACCGGATTTGGTACCATGATCCCGGCTGCCTCAGTAGATGGCGGCGGCTTGTTCTACGTTACGAATGACCGATCCCATGCCCTGTTCCCCACCTCGGGCACCGGTAACCTCATCGTCGTAGACACCGCCTCGAACACCGTTGCCCATACCGACGCACTCAACGAACCACGCATCGTCGCCTACCCGAACCCTTACACCGACTCGTTCATTCTTGATGGTGCTGCCTCGGTACTATGGCGGTATAACACTGCTGGAACTCAAGTCACGTCGATTCCGATAACGGCAGTGTTCAACTTTGACCAGTCTCCTCAGGCGGCAGTCTCACCGGACGGCTCCAACCTCTACGTCCTGCAAAACGCAACCACCCCTCAGACCGTCGCTCAGTACGACACGGCAACAGGAGCCTTCAACTGGACGGCAACAATCTCTAGCAATGTAGTCACCCTCATAGCAACGCCGACTCAGATAGCCCCGGCAACAATAACGTTCGGCACCCTGTTCATTCCACGCAAAGGTTTCTCCACCACCTATACCGATGCCGACCTCTATGCCGACTGGCTGGCCATCGAACTCTGGGCGAACAACGCAATAACCCCACCAGTCACAGACCTCTACATTCCCAACAAAACCTCTACCCAGCAAAACGACATACTGGCAGCGTTTCTCCACGTTCAGGATTGGGCCAACAACGTCGTGGTACCTGCCGGAACAGCGGCATCCCTAAAGCTAAAAACACTATTCATTCCGACCAAAACCTCCACAGACCCATTATCGTTGACAACCTCATTCTTGGCCGTCCAAGATTGGGCGAACTCGCTATGACAACTCCATCGACCCCAGCCGCCCCGGCCAACCGCCTCCAATGGAAAATCCCCACCTGGCCCGGTCTGATCGGCCTCGTCGGCATCCTGGCCACCACGGCAACGCAGATCGCATCGGTCCTGCCCCCGGCGTGGCGAGCGGGTATGGGCACCGCCTCCGTCGTCCTGGTGGCCACGGAGCGGATCATGCAGGGGTTCGATTACCGTTCGGCAGTCCAAGATATCGGACTGAACTCAACACCCACTTCCACCCCCGGCTCTACACCACTACCGTAAAGGACACAACATGCCGACCTCACTTGCTGACGTTACCTCTCAGGGCAAGGGTGAAATCCTCCGACAGTGGTTGCTCAACCTCGGCGTCACGCCGTCCTCTCTCGGGGAAGGCGAACTCAACGCTCTCCTGGCTGACGCTGCTGCCTCTATGGGCGCTCAGGGTTCATTCGACCTGTCTCCAGCCAACGCAGTAGCGGCCACCCTTTCCCGCCCCGCCGTATCCTCTCAGGCCATCGCTCTTGCCTCGGGCACGATCGGCATGGCGGCTGTCTATCTCACCAAGGGTCAGGTCATCAACAACATTGTTGTGTTCACCGGATCGCAGGCCGGTGCCACCCTCACCCACCAGTGGGCCGTGCTCTGCACCGGTCCCGCCTCTGCACCGGTCCCCGTCGCTGCCTCTGTGGACGGTACCTCTGCTGCTATCGGTGCGAACGCTGCCATCACGTTCGCCATGACCAGTGCCTACACCGTTGCCACCTCGGGCATCTACTACATCGGCGTGATGGTCGCCAACGGTGGAACCCAGCCGAACTTCGCCGGGGCCGTCGCCGGTAACGTTGCCACGGCAACCGTGCCCCCGATCATTGGTGGAACAAGCAGCACCGGTCAGACCACCGTGCCAGCCCTCGGCACTGCCCTCACCACGATCACGCCCACCGTCAACATTCTCTACTGTTACATCACCTGACAAGTGGCGGTTGGCTATGACGCAACCGATCCGGCCAGCATCCCGGCTACTGTTCCTCCACCCGACTACGCTCTTGGCTACGTCGATGGAGCTTGGCCATCGTTTTCTGCAATGGTGGAGAAGTACCCATCCTCCATCCACGTCCCGATATCAGCCCTCCCTATCACCGACCCAACGCAGGCCGTTGTTGCCGATGGAGAACGTGGAGACTACTCACCCCCACAAGCAGCAGTCTTCGCAAAGTCGAAGCTGGCGGAACTTGTGGTGCCGTGCCTCTACTGTTCCTACTCCGACTGGCCTAGCTACCGTCAGGCCACTATCGACCTCGGGCTGCCACAAGCTCTCATCGACTGGTGGATCGCTGCCTACCCCGGTAACGGGCCAGTCCTCTACCCCGGCAGCATCGGTCACCAATATGCCGACCGTGGCTCCTACGATGAGTCAGTGTTCTTGGACGGTTGGCAACCCGGTAAAAGTATCTCTGCCCCCATTCCTCCACCGTTCAAAGGACCGGTAATGCAGACTGCACCGTTCGCTTTCAAGCCCGGACAGCAAGACGTTCTGCAAGTCTCGTTCGGCACACTATGGCACAAGTGGAACGTTGCCGGTCGCTGGTACAACGAACCAATCTCTAACTTGTCCGGTGGAGTCTCGGGCGCAAAGCTCACCATCCCCGATCAACTCCCCCAAGTCGCTGTCATCAACGGCCAGTGTGTAGTGACCATCGAAGACGCAACCCAAACCGTCTACTATTTTGCCCAATCAGTAAACGCAGGAGGTTGGGGAGTCCAAGCTCTCCCGTGATTGACCTCAGTCACCTGTTTGTCCTGACTAACGTTATCGACAATCCCCCAGTTCACACCTCGGGAGTCAATGTCGAACTGTGGTTAGCAGTACTTGGTGGAGTTGCCGTCATTGTCGGCTTCTTCGCTTGGCTCGTCAAGATAACGTTAGGTGCCCGGCTAGACGAACAGGACCGCAAAATAGACAAGCTCGGCGTCGATGCAGAAACCGCCCGACAAGCTGCCGTCGTCACTTCTATGTCGGTCGCTCGCATCGAAGGATGGATGAGCGCGCAGGCGGGACGGCCCAACGGGAAACTACCCGCCGTGGACCCGTCCCCCCACCCCGATCCTGCCTAGGACGGAAAAACCGCCCTCTAGAATCCCCCGTGTGCCCCTGGAATCCGTGCCCCGGTACTAGGGTGCCGGGAATCCGCTCCATGCCCCCAGGACGCAAAAGACCCCGTGGACCGGAATCCACGGGGTCGATTGCTCTCGGGTGAGTGAGAACTATTCCAGGCTACCATCCCGAATGTCGTCTTCGGTAGCCGGGTCTATGAACTGCTCCGGTTCCGGTTCCTCGTCCGGTTCCGGCTCGTCGTCGTCGTCTTCGTCCCATACCTCGGGACGTTCGTCGTCGTAGTCGTATGGGTCCGGTTCGCTCGGGTAGTCCCACCCGAGCACCTCCCCTGCCTCGTTGCGGTAGATGTTGGCACCGGCACCGGGAAACATCATCGGGCATCACCCCACACGTCCCGCACAACCCGCCCGTCACTGACGACATAGCCACGGTTGGCTGACTCTTCCAACCGTTGACGCTCCATGTACTCAATCCGTCGCCATGCATCCACCAAGCTGCCGTGCGCTGCCTCTTCGGCTAGTGCCTGGTAGTGCCGTACCTGTTCCGTAGTAGCCATTTTCACTCACCCTTTCCATCGGTAACGCACCCGGCACCGAAGATACCTTCGACACCCTGACCACGCTCACCCGCTGCCAGTCGCTCAAGCAACCGACCGGCGAGATACTCCACAAGGTCTTCGTTATCCCCTTCGGGATCGTATGCGATGTCCATTTTCACTCACCCTTCTGATATAGTCATCTGCCATATCGTGAGGCACCCTACCCGCCGATAGGGTACCTCCCGCTATGTCCTGACTAGCCTTCGGCAATGATGGACTGAAGCTCATCTTCCACCATCTCGGGATCCTGTGGGATGGCAAACAGAACTGTCATCAGTCCCATAGTGCCGTCAGGAGATACCCGCATCTCCACAATGTCGATCACTTCGACTTCTTCCATACCCTCGGGAGCTTCCATGTCACTCACCCTTCATAAGTGATACGACTATCTGCCGTATCGTGCTACCACCTAGCATATCATCACTAGGTGGTAGCCCGCTACGTCAGGCAATCTCCGTCTGTATATCCTCAGGCAGACTGGCCACCATCTGCCTAAGGAATGTCTCGGGCGTGCCTCCGTTACTCTCAAGCCTCGGGAGCATTACCCGTGTCTCGTTACCCTCTACCGGACAGTCAGGCTCACTGATACCTATAGGAGTGCCATACCCGCTCCTAGTAGCCTGCCGTGCCGTGGCATGCTCGCTCCGCTCTTGTAGTGCGAAAACGATCCTACGGAAGAACGCAGGGTGAGCAGCAGTGAAGATAAGTTGGTCGATATCCAACCGATCCTGATAGTCCTTCACCATAAAACGCATGATCAGGTTGTCAGACTTCGCAACGGTGCTTGACCTAGTTAGAGTGATCTTCACCCGGCACCCGGCAGTCTCTAGCGCATCGACTACCGCCACGATCGCACACCCTCTGTTGAACGCTGTCTCTGCCTCTACCCCTGCGGAGTAGCTGATCGGCACAAACAGATGGACATACGGCCTACCGTGTGCAGTCTTCTTCGACACCCGGTACATGGCATTAGGCGCTCCCGCTAGGTGAGCTCCGACATTCGGAAACCCACCCGTTACGGAGCGCTTGAGCGTGGTCCTACGCGCCTTAGGTGCGGGCGTGAGAGTGTCGGCAAGGTCTAGTGCTTTCCTCGCACCCTCGGCCCACCCGCCGACATAGGCAGCGTAGGAACCGTCCCAACCCAGCCCTAGATCCCATTCATCCCTAGCACTATTCTCTCGGGATGACTGGCCACTACCGTCAGGCAGCGGACTGTCCACAACCCTCAGAACATCATCGACACTGTAGAAGTCTGAGTACAGGGTGGTCACTTGCTCACCTTCTCCCATGTCGTGTCGTCCATGTCCCTACGCAGCACCGTGTTGGCGACCTCATTGAACGGCAAGCCAGCCCGCAACCCTCGCACTCCCGCCGTCACGGCACGGGTGCTGACGACCACCCGCACCCGCTGGCTGGCAGCGTTAGCCCGCACCCGCCAAACAAGGTCAAGCCATTCCGACTGGCCCTCGGCAATCTGAGCCTCTAGCGCCTTGTCATACCCGACCTCAACCGGAATGAACCGATCAAGCGTGGCACCATCAAGCTCAACCCGACCGACATACACCCTGTCGGCACCGTGGCCAAACGTGTTAGCCGCTGCGATCACATAGAAGTCAGAATGAGCCTTCACCGGATGCGGGCTGTCAGGAAACGTAGCGTGACCATTCGCTAGCGCAGCGTTCGCAGTCAGCAACGCCTCAGAGTCCCAAGCGTCAATCTCATCGGCCAGCCACAACCCACCGTGCTCATACGCCTGCCTAAACGCTGTCGGATGGTATGTGCCACCCGCATCGACGAACCCCTCTACCTGGTGACTGCTCAGTACCTGTCCAGTCGTGTAGAACGGCACGCCTAGTGCCTCTGCTGCCTGCCGTGCCAGCGTGGTTTTACCGCACCCGGCAGGACCGACGAGGTAGACATGCATCCGGCAACCCAGCCACGTCAGAACTTTGTTGAATGCAGGGTTCACAGTACCGGCAACCTGCGTAACAACCTTGTCCTGACTTACTACCTCTACCCGCTGCGGAACCAACAGGTTCGCGATCCGCTGCTCAACGTCTGCCAGCATGTCGGCCCGCACAGTCTCGGTAGCGTTCGCAATGTCGGCAGTGATCTTGTCCATGTCAGGGACGAGAGTTGCCAGTAGCTGACTGATCGCGTCCGCTGCCTTGTCAGTCGCAACGGGTGCAGTCGGCACACTGCCAACCGGCACGCTGCCATCAGTAGCGTGTACCGGGTCGGTTCCACCCTGACTGCCAACGGCAACCGCCGCACCGTGCGGCGCACGGTGCGGCGGCTCAGAACCCTGCATGATCTTGGTTACCGGTGTCGGCTCAGGGATGCTGGCAACCGGCACGCTAGGCACCGGTTCGGTGCTGCTCACCTTGCTGCCGATCCGGTACCGCTCAGGGATCACACTTCCCTTCGGGTACTCATTCCGGCTCACCTTCTGGATGGCAACTAGCTTGCCGTAGCCTCCGCATCCCTTGCACGGGTTAGCTGCCGACGTGTACTGCCGTCCGGTATGCCCCGGTACGAAGCACCCGTTAACGTCGATCTGCTCCGTATCGTGGGCAAACGTTGTCGGGGTCTTGCTACCCGTTCTCTCGTTGTGCCTAATCAGTGTCATCTGTCTTCCTATCTCACTCACCCGCTGGCAACCGTTGCCAACGGAGTGAGTCTACACACCCTTGTCAAGCCTTGCAAACGCTAACGGCAGTGTTGCTCACGGCACGGCAGCACCCGGCACCGTTGCTGCCACCACCACTGCTGCCTGCCATGCTGCCTGCCATGCTGCCTGCCATGCTGCCTGCCGATGTCGCTTCTATATAACGTTACTTCTCACTGCTATCGCTAACGTTATAGCTGCTGACACCACTAGCTATAGACCTATAGCGTAGGCTCCCTCCCTCCCTCATATAGCTAATGTTGCACGGTGTCATATACCCTTTAGACGACCGATAGCGGAACTGCCTATATAGCAACATCTCGGCTGCGCGTTCCCATTTGGCCCACGCGCCGCACCCCTACAGAGAGG